TCTGAGCAATCTTGAGAGCTGGGCCGACGAGGCGGCGGCATGAGGCGGCTCACCCACGACGACTGCGTGCGCGGCCTGACCGCCGTCATCCTCAACTGCAGCGGCATCGAGGGCCTGTGGGGCGCGGTGTTCATCGCCGCCTCCTACGAGGTCTTTCTGGCCGCGCAGGGCAAGATCGACAGCGTCGGGCTGAGGAAGCGGTTCCTCGACGGCTCCAGAACATGGTGGGGCTGGCAGCGCCAGAAGTTCCAATGAGCGCGTTTGGCGCATTCGTGGCGGGCACCGGCATCGGCATCATGATCAACCTTTTGATCGAGGCCTCCGTCGTCAGGAAGTACCGCGTCCTGATCAGGCAGATCGGCGACGAGAACATCGCCAACATGCGCCGGCTGGCCGTCCTGCAGCAGCAGCTTTGGGTGGCCCGCCGCGAGCTTGCCGGCCTCAAGGGCGAGGCCGAGCCGCCGCACCCCATGGACCTCAACTGATGCGCGACGGCGATGAGCGCTTCAACGTCGTCATGTGGTGGCCGGACGGCAGCCACACCTACGTCGAGCGCGGCCTGCCTGCATGGCAGGCCGTCAAACTGGCCAAGTTCATCACCGACCACAATCCCGAGCGCAAGGTCATGATCACCGACATGGGCGACTACTGCTGCTTCCTGTGGGAGTGCGGCAAAATCGTCTTTCCGCCTGCGCTTGACAATTAATTTCGAAACACCCCCTCTTTCCCGGCCGCCATGCCGGCCGGGAAAGTCAACCTCAATTTCGTCCCTCAGGAACGCCAGCGCGCGTTCATCACCTCGCCTGCCGACATCACCGTATTCGGCGGCGCGCGCGGCGGCGGAAAAACGCATGGAAGTCTCGGTGATTTCTGGCTGCACAGCGAAGCGCACGGGCTTCAGGCGCGCGGCCTCATGGTGCGCAAGACCCGCGAGGATTTGAAGGACACCATCGCCACGGCGAGCGCCATGTACGCCAGCGCCGCGATGTGGAAGGAGCACGGCAGCTGGTTCGAGTTTGCCAACGGCGCGCGGCTCTACATGGCCTATCTCGAAAACGAGAAGGATGCCGAGCACTATCAGGGCTGGTCGCTGACCCGCGTCTACATCGAGGAGCTGACACAGTTCACGTCGCTCACGCCGATGAAGAAGCTGCTCGCCACGTTGCGCTCGCCGGCGGGCATCAGGTGCCAGCTCAAGGCGACCTGCAACCCCGGCGGCCCGAGCCATCTGGAGGTCAAGCGCGAGTTCATCGACCTCGGCGCGTGGAACATCGTCGTCGATCCCGAGACGGGGCTCACCAAGCTGTTCATCCCGGCCCGGCTACAGGACAACCCGGCGCTTCTTGCGGCCGATCCCGGCTACGTCAACCGCTTGCGTGCGGTCGGCTCACCCGAGCTTGTGAGGGCTTGGTTGCAGGGCGACTGGGATGTCATCGAGGGCGCGTTCTTCGAAGAGTGGGACCGCGCCCGCCACGTCATCACCCCGTTCGCCGTCGACAACAGCTGGATCAAGTTCCGCTCGCTCGACTGGGGCTCGGCGGTGCCGTTCTCGGTCGGCTGGTGGACGGTCGTGCAGGAGACGTTCGAGCACGACGGCAGGATGATCCCGCGCGGCGCGATCGTGCGCTACCGCGAGTGGTATGGGCAGAAGCCCAACCAGCCCAACGTCGGCCTCAAGCTCACCGCCGAAGCCGTGGCCGCCGGCATCGTCAAACGCGAGACCGACCCGGTCACGCACCGCCGCGAGTTCGTCGCCTACGGCGTCGCCGATCCGGCCGCGTTTGCCGTCATCTCGGGGCCGTCGATCGGCGAGACGCTGGCCCGCCACGGCGCAATCTTCCGCAGGGCCGACAACCAACGCGCCTCGACGCCCAAGAAGATGGGCGGCTGGGACCAGCTCAGAGCCCGCCTCAAGGGCGATGCCGAGGGCCGGCCGATGCTCTACGTGTTCGACACCTGCAAGGAGCTGATCCGCACGCTGCCGGCCCTCCAGCACGACCAGCACAGGCCCGAGGATGTCGACAGCGACGGCGAGGACCACGCCCCCGACGAGACGCGCTATGCCTGCATGAGCCGGCCGTTCCGGCAGCGCTCGGGCAAGGTCAGGGACAGGAACCCCTACCTCGTCGCCAATGCCTTCCACCTCGACGAGATCGCGAGGCGCTGATGACCCCGCGTCAGGCCGTCAAGCAGCTCAAGCGCCTGTGGCGCAGCCAAGAGGCCGAGCGCACCAAGGCGATCAGGGACCGCGCCCGCGATGCGCTCGATGCGCTCATCGGCCTGCCCTTCGAGGAGCGCTGGCCGCTGATTGTGCGCGACGCCCGGCAGCTTTACCCGAGCTGCCGCTGGCCCGAGGAGGCACACGGGCCGTTCGTCTCGCGCCGGGAAATCAAACAATACCGCCTGCGGCCGCTGTTCGATAAGCTGCGCCTTGGCCTGCTCGACACCTATGCGCAGCGCGAAAGGCTGAACAGCCGCTTGCGCAGGATGCAGCGCGACGACGCCACGCCGCCCGAGCTGCGCGGCTGGCTCACCGTGCTCGTCGGCAACCCGTATCTGCTGCCGGAAAAAATGCCGGTGCTGCTCGGCATCCAGCTGATGGCGGTCGAGATGGGGGTCGACTGATGGCGACGCCGCGCGATCCCACCATCACCGAACCGACGCCGCGACCCACCGGTTCAGCGGACACCGGCCGGCCGGACATGCCCGAGCCGATCACGACGGCCGCCGCCGGCAACGAGTGGCCGACCGGTCCCGAGCCGGACGTGCAGTTCTGGCTGATGACGCTGACCGACGCCGAGCGCGCCGAGCGCGAGTGGCGCGACCGCGGCCGAAGAATAGTTCAGATTTACAGAAACGACAGTAAAACGCGCGGCTACGGCAAGGATGGCGGCGGTATAACCTTCAATATCCTCTACGCGAATACTGAGGTTATGCTTCCGGCGATCTACATGCAGCCGCCCGATCCGGTCGTGCGCGCCCGCTTCTCGCGGCCGAGCCCGCCGGCCCCGCCGCCGATGCCGCCCATGATGGGCATGCCTCCACCCCCTCCCGGCCCCGTCGCTGCGGCCGGGCCGCCGCCGGGAGCGCCACCGACGCCAGCCCCCGTTGCCCCCGCAGCAGCTGGCCCATCACTCGCTCCCGGCGGCCCACCGCCGATCGAGGTCGCCGCCGTCACAGGTGGCCCGCAGCCGGCGTCAGGCCTGCCGCCCCCGGCGGCCACCCCTCCCGGACCTCCGGGACCCGTGCAGGCACCGCCGATCGGCCCGCCGCCCTTGACCGGGGGCGGGCCGCCCCCACAGCAGCCCATCACCGGGCCGATGCTCGGCGCGCCACCGCCGCTGGCCGGCGGCATGCCGCCGCCGCTGCCGCCCAGTCAGGACGACATCGAGACGGCGGCCAGCGTCATGGAGAAGGCGCTGACCATCGTCGTCGACAGCCAGTCGAGCCACGAGGCCGTCAAGGCGGCGATCAAGGACGTCCTGTTGCCCGGTCGCGGCGTCTGCCGGGTGCGCTGGGTGCCTCAGATGCTGAACGGCCAGAAGGTGTGGGAGGCGGTCCACGACGAGTACGTCTACTGGGAGGATTTGCTGGTCGATCCGGTGCGCCACACGGGCGATATGAACTGGATCGCCTTCCGCCACCTGTTCACCAAGGCCGAGCTGATGGCGGAGTTCCTCAACACCTCGCCGGTCCTGCAGCAGCTCGTCGCGTCGGCCCGCGACGACGGCCTCTACCGCTGGACCGAGGCGATGGCCGCCAAGACGCCGGTCGGCGGCGGCGCGGCGATGCGCTCCTCGGTGAAGCTCGGCGACGTTCTGCGCAAGGCCATGGTGTGGGAGATTTGGGACCGCATCAACCGCCGCATCATCTGGTTCATGCGCGAGCTGGGCGGCCTGACGCTGCGCGTCGATCCCGACGTCTACCAGCTCAAGCAGTTCTACCCGATCCCCGAACCCATGCTGGCCGTCCGAACGACCGACACGCGCATCCCGGTCGCCTTCTACGACATCTACGCCAAGCTCGCCGAGGAC